TCACGAAGAACGCTATTGTACTATCATAGTCGCCTACATTGAATTCATAGTCGGTTTCATAGGCAGTGGTGGTCAATTTGTCCACGGTCTTCTGTAAGTCGTCTTTGTCCTTTGGTGGTAGGTTCGTGTAGAATTCAGTCATTATATCGTGGCTTTCTCTGTTGCTATCTCAACATCCTGTGTCTGTCTTTCGATTTTTATATATCCTTCCGTGACCAATTTCCTGACATCTGTGATTGCCTTGCTGGTGTACACATTTTTTATGTTGTCAGCGGATGCTTCATATTCAAGATTAGATTGTGCTATCGTGAGTCCTTTACGTGAACCAATGTCTCTGAAGTATATGGCGGACGCTATCTCATCTCTGACATTCGCGTCATTTGAAACAAGATTGAAAGATTCGTCTGCACCCAGGAAGTTCACGGTGTTTATCGTAGAATTTGTTATGACTGTGTTGTTGGCCTGATTATTGTTGTCCGCAGTACCCCTCGCTGACGACAATGCTGATGCACCCACTATGGCCGCCGCACCCACACTGAACTGTGCCACTGGATTGGTTATCGAGCCCGCCTGTTTTCCAACTTCGAGGATACCATCTTTGGCGATGCCCTTCAGTTCTTCTTTCACGGCTGACTTCTTTATTTTTTTAGCGTTGTTGTAGGTGTTGGAAGCACCAAGGATTGCACCCAAGATGTTTCCTGATTGCACATTCCTGATCACAGAACCTATGCCGTCCACGACACCTCCAGGACCAAATATGCTGTTGGTGCCACCACCTAAAACTGTGAGTGGGCTAGGAGAATTGTCATAGTTTATTGTGGCGAAACCTGGCACGTTGTTCTTGTTGATTATGCCTGATTTGTAGATAACAGTCTCATATAATATCTGCATGGTGTTGTTCATTACTCCTGCACCATCCGCCTGATCTAGATTGTCGTGTGAGAATGAACCTATAACAGGATTGACCAGTGTCATTGATGTGAAACGTTTCTTGTGTAACACGAATATCTCTATACCTTTAAGATATGGCTTTTGTCTCTGTCTCGGTGTGTCCATACCGAACTTGGTGGTTTGTCTCGCATCGCCGTAGTTGTAGTAGTCATCCTTGGTGTCTGATATTGTTAGGTCCGAGTTCATGCCTATTGAATCTGCTATGTTGTATTCGTAGTATTTCTTCCAGAATGCGTTCACGGTGTCTGCGTGGTCATCATGGAATGTGATGTTGACAGGTTCATATGCTATCCTTGTTCCCGCATACATCTTCTTGTTGTACTGCGTCTTTTCTTCATAACTCATGTTGTACTTGGGCAGGTCGCACTGCTTGACCAACATGTTAAGTTGGTACCTCTCGTTGGCATTGAATCCATCAACGAACAAGGTCTCATCCGTATTGAAGACCACATGGAACAGGAACTTCTGTTTGGGCATCAACTTGAAATTGTCGTCTAGATACAATCTCGATGCGTGTTGGTAGTCTTTCATACCTGGTAATCCGTCCTGGAAACCTTTTAGGAAGTTGTTTATGCTTGGCATACTCGTATTTATGGCCACAAAAAAAGCGCCTATAAAGACGCTTTTGATGTTATAATTGCTTACTTAATTTTTTGTATTACTGTCCACCACCCGTACTCAATGTACCGATTGTTCTAGATACTGCTGTTCCAATTCCTGTTCCTGTTGGAGTTTGGATCGCGTTGTCATATCTCACTGACATTGTGATAGTTGCTGGATCTGAAGTTGCGTATGCTAGTGTGTTGTAGTTAACGTTCTCAACATATGCACCGTATAACTCAAATGTTTCTAACACATTTGGTGCACTTGCCCCGTTACCACCGTCAAGCATTTCAATTCTAGCAGTGAATTTGTAATCAATACCAGACGCCGCTGAACTCTGTTCAAAGAAATCAAACTGTTTCTGGATCTGTTCACCAACCAGTTTAGTAACTGAGTTGTTGACATCATCTCTTAGGTTGATTGTGATTGGATCCCAAGTGTGTTTACCTGCAACATATACTTTTGAGTTGTACACATCTAGTGTCACGTTGTCAAAAGTCAAGTTAGGTCTTGTGATATCAATAACTTGTTTTGTAAGTTCTGATCTCGGTGTTGATACTCCAAAATTTTCCAGGATCGCTCTGAAACGATACTGTAGTTTTGGCATCAATAAACCCTGTGATGCTGAACTCTGATCGTTTGCTAGTGGTACTGTAAATTTTGATAAAGTTGATATTGCCATCTGTTTCTCCTATTTATTCAAAATTAGTTCCCTAACTTTGCAATTTCTCCTGTGTTTTTGATTCTCAACGGTATGTAGATGAATTCAACCGATTTGATCGGCTCAATTGCTATATCCACGTACAGTTCGTTCCTGTCAATCCTTGTAGGTGTGTTGTTCGTGTCATCACAAACTACTAGGAAGTCATACAATGCTCTCTGACCCGTCAACTCTAACAAGAATGATTCTACTGCACCCTTGATCTCGTTCCTCGTAAGTTCATCATTTGGTTCAAAGATGAATGGTTTAGCGATTGCATCAAGTTGTGTTCTTAGATACACTGCTAGTCTTGAAACGTTGATCCTGTCCAATGCAGAACTTGCCGATGTTTTTGTCAAGTTACCAAAGTTTACGATCCCTGCTCCTGAGAAAAAAGTGATTGGATTCACTTTGACCTCATGCATTGAATCTCTCACTGACTCCGTAACAGATATTGTTTGGAATTCTCCACTTGCTGTGTCGATGTAACCAACTGATGTGGCGTTGTCAACGATACCTCTTCTTGTTCCTGATGGTGCGAACCATGGGAAAGCGATGTTGTCGTTGTTGGCCAATGTTCTCAACATCATGTGTGATGGTGGAACAATAATTGATTTACCTGTGTTGTCTGTTGTTTGACCAGATGGATAAAACACACCCAAGTAATCACTTGAGCTCACTAGGCCGTCTTCGCCGTTGTCAAGTGCTGACGCTGTGTTGTTTGCCCAGTTCTGTATCGCAGTTGACGTACCTTCTAGTCTGAATGGTGTGTCACCTACTACGAATGCCGTGTTGTTTCTGTCTGTGTTTAGGTTGATCATGTTTGACATTAACTCTGGGTAACCAGGACAAGCAATAACGTTGAAGCCTCTTTGGTCTTCTCTTATCGCTTGGTTAGTGTCGATCTCTGATTTAAGTTGTTCAACGATCACTTTTCTCTGTGCTTTCCTACCGAAAGAACCAGAACCATCTGCGTTGTTGCTTGATTTAGTAACCCATCTGTCAGGGAAGTAAGTTGATACGCTCTCATTACTTGCTCTGATGTTACCTAAACCAGTTGAACCGCTTCCTGGATATTTCGTAGTTGTGATGTAACTGTTTTTGTATTCCTTAACATTGTAACCTGATCTTCTAGTGTTCCATAACATGATACCCTGTGGGTAGTTGTCTGGATTAGGAGCATCTGGATCTAAGAAACCATCGCTCAATAAATCTTTGATTGAGCTGGCTGTACCCGCACCGCCTGTTGACAATGAATCAGCCTTGTCAGCCGCTGTGTGATATCTAGCATCTGCGAACACAATACCGTCTTCTGTGGTTTGGTCTGCTTTGTCAACCAGTTCCCAAGCCGCACCTGAAGTGGTCACTGCCACTTGATTCGCTGTGTTTGTAGAACTTAAAGTTGCTGATGTATTGTATTTGTAAAGTTTTGGATAGTTCTCAAGGTCACTTGTGTCAATCCATAAGTCGTTAGTAACAAGTGCAGTACCGTCTGATTGTGTAGTTGGTGCTGTTGCACTAAACTGTGGACCATTTGGATCTGTTGTTGCGTATGCTGTCGCATAACCAACCCAAGTCGTTCCATTGTGTGCCATGATGTCTGCTTCGTCTGTCGCAGTGTGGTACCACAATGTACCGTCTGCTGGCTCGTTGCTTGGAGCACTTGTAGAAGCAACATAACTCAATCTCTTCCAGTTACTTGCCATGATACCTGTGTTAGCACTTGAGTCAAGGCTCTCACCTGTTGGTAACTTATACAAGTTGTCGATCAAAGTAGAACTGTTTGCAGTGTATTTTCCGTAATCGTGTGCCGTCGTTGCACTGAAACCCGCATCTGCCAATGGTGTTCCTGATGTGTCAAACATCCTGATCTCACCACCCAGTGCGTGTGTCATCTGGATAGCACCTGTGCTTAATTTAGTTGCAGTAACATTTGTTAGACCTGCCGCACTAACTGCCGCCACAAATGCATCTGCATCTGTTCCGCCTAGAGTGACAGTTTTAGCCGCCGCCAACGTGTTACTGTTTTTCACTGATTCTTGGATAGTGAAAGTCTCTGTGCTTGTGAAAGTCGGAGACGTTGCATTACTTGTGATTGTTGTTGCACCACCTTCGTATCTAAAAAACTGGAAGTCAGCAACATTTGGACTTGTGTCGTTTGCATCACCCGCCGTCATTGATTCCTCAGTGATGTTGTACTGTACATACAAATCACCTACTGATAAACCAGTACCACCGTTTTCTGGATCAAGGTTGTATATCGCCGAGTGGTTGTTAGCATAAAGTGGACTTGCCTCGGTTGAGAAACTCGCATTTGATGTGTTGTAGAGTTTAGCAACTAAGTTAGCACCTGAATTAGCACTTGTAGTCTTGAACCATACTGAACCATTTGGTCTGTCTTCACTTGCTGAATCGTCATCCCAAAGTGGTCTGTTGGTGTGTTTGTCTTGTAATAATTTAACACCATTGTATACTTTGTTTGGTATCAATCCCGTTAATTCTGCTAACAATCCAGTACCTTCTTCGAATCTAATAGTGTTAGCACCACCTGTTGAGTCACCTAGTGCTTTTCCGTTGTGGAAGATCTCTAAGTCTCCTGTTGTGCTGTTTACACTTGCTGTGACGTTAGTGACGTTTGATCCGATCACTGCCGCAACGTTAGATAGTGTCGTACCACTTGTTGTGATTGTGACATCATTGATCTTCATTGTCAGACCACTTGTCACTGTTGTTCCTGCAGTAACGGTCACCACCGGTAATGATGTGTGCCATTCTTCTGATCCAACCTGTTTCCAAGTGTTACTTGCTGTTTTCTTGTAGATGAAATTTTGATGTCTGGTTGTGTTGATTGCGTAATCACCAATTGATCCAATTGCCGGTTTAGGTTCAGCGGTGCTATCCCCACCAACTAGGTCACTTGTTGAAGTGATAAGTGTTGGAGTCTTCGCTGTGAATTTCTGCTCTGTTTTTGACCACTCAAATAAACCAAAACTGCTTGATGCAAGGTCAAACCAGTACGTGCCATTTGTTGGTGCCGCTGTTGGTGCCGTAGCACTTCCAACTAAATCTGCTGTGTCCACGTTCGCTCTCAGGACGTATGCTCTGTTGGCAACTCCTAGGAAACTGTAGGCCGCTTGTAAGCCATATTCATTTAACTCATAACCGTTCAATGATTTTCCTGATGCGTCTGTGTAGAATTTTGGATCTCCAAAAGTCTCTGTTAATTCTCTCTGTGACGAGATCAAATAAGCAGTGTTGGCGTTGGCAGTAGTTGTTCCTACAGCAGTCCCGTCTCCGGCCCCATTTGACTTGTCCTGTGATGATGCTACTATGAATAGTGGTGTTGTACCCGCATCTGATGGTACGTAGAAACTTTCGTTAATTACTGAAACCTCTACTCCTGGTGATGTTAATGCCATTTTTCGTATTCTCCTTGCAAGTTACGTATATACTAGAGTTATTTATTCAATCGTATGGTTTTAGCGACATAATTTACCGTTTTCGAGGTGCCTATATAGGCGACGTAAATACACACATGCAGTACAAAGACAGACCGTTGTGTACGGAGTGCAAGACTAAACCTAGGGCCTACGCCTACCAGAGATATGGTCGGGTGTATTGGCGTAGTCGGTGCGACACCTGTATCAGGAAACGGGCCGGCAAGCGTGTGGGAGGTGTGACAGCACTACAAAGATCCGGATACAAGAAACACCGGAAATGTGAATTATGTGGATTCAAAGCACAGGATAAATCACAACTGGATGTGCTGTTCGTTGATGGTGATCTGAGGAATACTGCTACTACAAACTTAAAAACTGTTTGCGCCAATTGCCAAAGGCTGGGCAGTACCCGTAGATTGGGTTGGCGTGTTGGTGATCTTGTCGCTGACGATTAGGTTGTCGATCTTGGCGTATAATTCTTCCTTTGTACCATTGTTTTCAATAACGAAATCAAACTCTTCCTTTGCCCAAGCGTATTCTGAACTGTGTATGTCTTTTGGTTCTATGTTGCCCTCTGTGTAATCAACGAACCAGTCGGGATCTTGTCCTCTTTTTACGAGTATGATCTTGCCACCACGTTCTCTGATCTGTTTCACTTCATTAGGAAATCTTACATCTGCAATGACTGTTTTTTGGCCTTTATATCTGCCTATGCAACTGTCCACCCATATTCCGTCGTACATCTGTCCACGCATGACTTCTGTTCCAAAGTACTGCAACACCCATCTTGGGGTTGTTGGCTTGCCAAACTTTTCACTCCAGAAAGCATCTGGCTGTTCTCTCCATTGCCTGCTGGCGTCAGTGTCACCCTCTAATAAATTTCTATCCCAATTGAACATTGATGCCACGGCATCTTTGAGACTCTTGGCGAAACTGTCTTTTTGATATCCGTGTCGTTCCACTAGCCTGTCAGACACAGTGCCTTTGCCAGAACCTATTAATCCTACTACACCTATCAGCATAGTATTATTATACTATTTTTTTAGACGTTTTTCAATCTCTTTGATTGCTTTTCTCACGGATCTCAATATTGATGCTCTCAGGGTTTTCTTGCGTTCTTTCAACGCCTTTATGCTCATAATTTCCAACTCCTCTACTAACTTTTCCAGTTCATCAAGCGAGAGGTCTGAGTATTTTTTGTATTTGGAATTTTTCATTGCAGGGTATTTAAATGGAGATTTTGGTCAATTAACCAATAACAAAACTGTGTGGTGTTCCACCTTCTTGGAAATTTCCAAT